TAGCTATTTTCCCGATCTTCTTCGTTAATTATAGCCTTTTCTTCTTCGTCCACGTTATCCGCCCATCCCAAACGCTGAATAGTGGCGCGTCGGCTTGCAATCTGCTTGTTTCCGTTTGCTGATGTAAGAATGTTTATCTTACTAAGTTCGTCTTCGATGATGTAAGGTACTATTTCGGGTTCTATTATTAAATTGTCGCAAGCCTTAGACCATTCCAAATGCGCTTGTTTGAAGAAGGCTTTTAGTACATTTACCCTTCGCTGCAAATAGTCTGAAAATATTTCGCTTTTATCCTGCACCTTTAAATGTGCGTCCATGAAAAGGAGTTGTAAGGCTACGCCGGAAATAGCACCTATTCCTTTGACGGTATCAAACGAAATGTCGGGCGTTTGCGTAATGGTGTAAATCATGCGCAGGAGCGTTTCTATTTCCAGCTTAACACTTTCGGGCGCGTTTTGCCATGCCAAATATTGCGCGGTAGCCCCGTTTTCCCCTTCAATGATAGCCCCAGCTTCCCCTTTCCGGGTAAATCCTATAACCTTTCCTTGTACGAAAATCTTAGGGCTGGCGTGGTAGTCGTTCGTGTCGGCGAAGTTGGAAAGCAACTTTTCCAATCGGTCTATAAGGCTTTGAACGTCTTCCCATTCTACTTGTGGCTGGCAGGCATAAATAACGGGTATCTTTCCTATTGTTAATTCTTTCGGGAAGCCTTCTACCAGAGTCCATTTTTTACCCGCTACTTCCCCGTCCAAACCGTCGCAACACCATAAATAATGTTTGTCTTTCGTATAGGTTTCAAAGTAGGTACGTGTAATCATATCCCGGTCTTTGCGCGTAAATTGGCGACTAAACGCAACCATATCGCGCGTGTCGTCAAAGTAGGGGTAAAGCCTATCGCCAAACATCGGGCTGAATATGGCTACCTTAAATTTTTTCGTAGTTTTGAAGCCGTAGGTTTCGTGTTCAGGTACTTCTACCGGATACCAAAGTTCGGCTACTTCTGTCATGCTGTAAAGGCTTCGCGCTATCCGCCTGTTAAGTGTCTTTTCCTTAACGTCGTGGAAGGCTCGGTTTATAGCCTTCAAAAGAGCTTTTTCGTCTTCCCCTTCCGGGTTACTTCCGTAAGTAACCGGGTTTCCGAACGTGAAAGCTACGGCACGTTTTACTATCAACTTTTGAATAGCCAATGCTATACGCGCTACGGGTTCTATTCTAAACCCTTGTTCCGTAGTCTGTTCTACGTTCGGGTTCACGTTTTTGACTTCGCCGTATTCGTCGCTGTCCTTATCAATTACTACAAGTTTGTCCGGTCGCTTTTGCGTGTCATTTATATCGTGCATCTTAGGGTCGTACTGCGCGACGTGTTCCTTTGTGTTCGGTTCTACGCTCAAACGTCCGTTTCTCAATTCACTAACGACTTTGCTAATGTCTTCGCTTTGTAATAGTTCTTCTATTGTCATAGCTGTAAATTTTTAAGTTATCGAAATATTCTATTAAGTTTTTGGGGCTGGCTTCCGCGTTTCTCTATCGTTCCCGTCAATGCGTCCGGCGCGTCGTCGTGTGCGTTCTTTCCGGTCTTCTTGTATTGGGTTATCGCTTTATAGAACTGCGGGAAAAGATGTTCCCAACCTTTCGGGAAGTAAGTAAGGTTCTGCACTTCCGCCGAGTGGTTGAATATGCGCACTTCCTTGTTTTCTGATTGGTGGAACCACGTAAAGGAAGTTTCCCGGTTGCCTAATATGCGGCATTGCGCTTCAACGTTCCGGGAGAAGCCGCGTCCGCCGTTGTTGCTTTCTATTATGGCTTCCTCTACCTTGTACTTGGTAAGCCTGCGCGCGGTTTCAGGTTCGGTTGTTTCCATTGCCGCCTGCGTATAGTACACGTCAATGATGAAGTTTCCTATTTCCGTTTCAAGATAGATAATACAGCAAAGGAAGTCCGCGCCCGTATCTGCCGTATCTATGTAGGCTTTAATTTTGCGCTTCCGGGTAACGGGTTGTACTTCGTATGTCTTAAATTCGCGTTCGTACATAAGCCCGGTTAATGGTGTCGGGTTCTGCATGTACTGCGTATCAAAGACATAAACGTTTTTCTCGCGAAGGTTATATAATTCTTGTAGCGTGTGCTTAAACTCCCATAGCGCGTGTTCTTCCCCATCTTCGCCTGTTTCTATGACCGGAAGGCTTAATACCGTCCATTCGCCCGGTTCAAGGCGTTGCAGGTAGCCGCAAAGGTCGTCTTCGTCCAACCGTTGCATGATAATTATTATCGGGGTCTTGCGGCTGTTTACGCGGTTTCGTATGGTTGTTTCAAACTTGTTGTTTACTTTATCGCGAACTTGTGCGCTACGTGCGTCGTCCGGCTTTATTGGGTCGTCTATTATAATTGCACCGCCGAAGCCGTCAGCGTTCAGTCCGTCGAGTTCTTCTACTTCCTTTGCCAATTCGTCGTTTTCTTCTTCATCAACCAAACCCGCGCCGAAGCCCGTAACCTGCCCGGCGGAAGAAACGGCATACAAGCCGCCGCCTTCGGTCGTGTACCACTTCTTTGTATTGGTTGAAGTCGGTATAGTAGCCGGGAAAATGCGTCTGTATTCCGGTTCGTTTATAATATCCTGCACGCCGCGCGAGTTGTCGCGGGCTAAGTCGTCGGAATAGGAAAGATGAATAAACTTAGCCTTCGGATTGATAGCCAGTCCTTCCGCTATAAAGTTCTTAACCGCCAATTCTGTCTTTCCGTATCGTGGTGCAATGTTTATGATAAGGCGCGTAATTTCCCCGCAAAGCACTTTGTCAAGCGCAGCAGCTATTTCCCTATGGTGTTTGCCTACAACAAACTTGCGCTTCTGCCTTATCTTGAAGAAGTATCGCGTAAAGTTTAACGTACCCTGCAAAACAAAGGTACGTATTACGTCTATATCCCTTATCGTTTTAGCACTCACTATCCAGCTTTTTAAATAGCTCCTTAGCTTCTTCCTTCGTCAATGTACGGGCGGGTGGTATAAGGTCTTTTCCATCCTTCCCGGTAACTTCCGCGTTTTGTCGGTTGCGCCAGCGTTCCGGTTCTGCGTTGGTAAGCGTGAATATTATTGCCGCTGTGTCCGGCTGGAAATGCTTATCTACTGTCTTTTGCTCCTTTATACGCGGTATTTCCTTCCCGTTTACATCAAACTTGCCGCTTCCTACGGTTACTATATGCTTTTCCTGCACCGTATAGCCTTGTATCTTTTTTAAAAGGCTTCGTTTTGCTTCTGTGGCAAAGAAGGCTAAACGTTTATCTTCTGCCTTTTCTAACTCGCTTTTATCATTCTTCCAACGGTAGAAGGTCGCTTCGTCAATGCCAACGGCGCGGCAAAGTTCCGGGACGCTGTAAGTGTCCTTTGCTACAAGCTCACAAATACGCTCTACTATTTTGGGCGTGTATTTGGTCTTTCTGCCTTTCTTTGCCGTATTATTGTTACCTTCCTTAGAGTTCATGACTTACGTTATTATTGTGGTAATTCGTCGCTTATATGAAGTTCCCCGAAATCTTCTTTAATGTTCTTCGGGTCGCCTTTGTAGAATACTAATACATCATCGTGCAGGTTACTGTTTTCCCGGCTCTTGTTGAATATCTCCAACGCCTTTTTAACCTGCAACTCTTCAAAACTATCTATCGTTTCCTCTACGCTGCCTTTACAGAAAACCAGCACGTTTTGATGAACCTTTCCTACCTTGCGCGTACCGTTGAACTGCCGCCGTACTCTTATTGCAAGGCTGGTTATTTGGTTTACAAGGATAAGGGAATTGTAATAATGAAGACCGCACCCCGTAAATGCTTCTATTGTGTGGCTTACAAAGTTTCTGTAAATGCCCTTCTTATCCCGTATATCCCCAACGACAAAAACCGCGAAACGGTTATTTTTTAACCGGGTGCAGGATTGCTTTATAATACGTTTGTACGCTTCAATGAATTGCGCATAGTCCATGTTTGAAATATCGCGCGGGTCATTGCTATATACTTCCAAATCCGCGTAGGGCGGGCAGGAAAAAATCATATCGAAATCTCCACTTATCCCGTTCGTGCTAAGAACGTCTTCAAGCTGGGAACTATCGCCTACCGTCCATTGGGGAAAGAATGGGCAACTTACACCTAATACTTCTTCCGCGTTTGTTCTGTTGGCTCTAATTTGGGCTTCGCTCAAATCATTGCCGACGTAAGGCATGTTCAACTTTGCCGCTACTATGCCGCGAACGCTTCCGCCTGCGAACGGGTCTAATATCCGTCCGCCTTCAATGTTGAACCAACGGTAAGAAAGTTCGGTTAATACCGGGTCGAATATGCTTGTAGTAGTCATTGTTTTAAGCCCTAAACGCTCCATTTCCGCTATCACTTCTTCCGTCTGTGGTTCTCTGCCTAAAGTTTCGCGTAATGCGTTCTTGGTATCGTAAAATATTGGCGGTTGCGCTGTCTTTGCAAAAGTCAAATCTTCGC